AACCTGAAATCATGAAAAATCGGAAAATACATGTAGTTCCTATGTCAAATCAGGTTGTTGTATTACTAAAAACCCTTCACCCTATGACTTCCAGTATTTCTAATTTCATATTTGCTGGCAGAAATGACAAGAAAAAACCAATTTGTGAGAACGCTATATTACAGGTGATTAGACAAATCGGTTATGACGGGATCGCTAGCGGCCATGGCTTTCGTCATCAGTTCAGCACCATCCTTAATGAGCATGGATTTAGCCATGACCTAATTGAGCGTCAATTGGCACATACTGACCGCAATAGTATTCGTGGCATATATAATCACGCTCAATATTTAGACAAGCGTCGAGAAATGATGCAATGGTTCGCTGATCATATTGATGATATATCAAGGATAAAATAGTTATTATCTAGCAGTAAAACCACTATCACTATAGGGCAGAAACCTGCCCTTTAACATATGGGGTATCTGCACAAACAAAAGGTATTGAGGAAATCACAATACCCTCACCCGTGAGTATAAAACCAAAGTAGGCATTCCGTTTGAAACGGAAGGATTGAATTAAAAGGTGAGAAATTCCCACCTTTAGATTGCATCAATAACGTTACCTGATAATCACCTCACTAATGCAATTCCCTTTAATAACAGTCAATTATGTAATTACATATTACGTGTACGCTTCACAAATTAGGCAATTTCCGATCAACATATTAGTGGAGGTGATTTAGTGTGGTGGGTCACTCGGTAACAAATGAACGATATAAACTACGAGAAATAATATATCTATGTTATTAAATTACCACGAAAGTATAGTGAATTTTTAAATCGGAGATATAATGGAAACAAGCGAGAAAATAATTATTTCATCTGAATCTGACTTCATTTCTTTCGTCAGCAATATGTTATCTGTTGAAAATATAGAATCAGATGAATTTGTATTCCCAGATATCGAATTTATAGGTTGGCCTACATTAAATATTGTTGTTCAAGGCGAGCCTCAACGATACAAATCGTCGCTGACAGCGTCCATGTTATTTGGAATGGCTGATTTAACTGAAGAGATTTATAGAGCCTTTGCAGTATTCAGGTATAGCACATCCAATCTGACAAATTTAACTGAATCTGATAAAAAAGCTCTAGATATAGTTTACTATGTAACCGAGGGTTCAAGTCGAGCCAGAGGACAAGCAGATCGAATAATCAATGGAGCCATAAGATTCTTAAACAATGCGGTGAAAAAAATGAATGGTATACAAGCTCTTGGCATGGTTGTGGCCTTGACCACTTGTGCCAGCACCGTAGGCTGGCATTGGTTAAGTGAGTATCACGAAACTCAACGACATGATAATACAACAAAAGTAGATTTGGTTAATGCAGCCACTCAATCTGTTGTTAATGGGCAAAAAGTTATCGTTGATGCTCTAATTCATGGACAAACAAAAGAAAGCAAAGAGATCTTACTTCGCGGCGAAGAAGGAAAGGCTAGATTAGTTAAAAAACTATCCGCAGATGACTCAGTTCAACAAGTGGAACTCGGCTCTCACATAATCAACAGAGCAGAGTTAAACGCGATGAACATTCGACAAAGGATAGACAGAGTGAGAGATGATAAGACTGCGGCTTTCTTTATAAATGGATTAAACTGGAGTGGTGCCGCCAATCAGGATTTGAGTGTATCAGTAATAAATTCATCAACTGGGGAAACATTAACCCTTAAGACAACCGAGGCTACTATTTTACCTAATGAGTTGTTAGCTTTATCTTCATCCCTGACAACGAGAGATGAGGTGAAAATAAGATATCTTGAAGTAAAAGAAAACGGAAAGACAACAGTCAGTCAATTCACGTCTATTGAACTAAGCAATTAAATTTCCAGCCCTCCCTTCGAGGGCTTTTTCCTATCACGAGCTTAAGCCTTCCCACCCCACTACCCGCTAATCTCCCCTATTGACTATTTATTGAATGAAGTCAGGGGCATCAAGCCCCTTTGTTTACTTCGGCTGCTCCGGCCATTTGACATCGGGTGCGGTAGAGCAATCCACCTGATAGAGTTCTACCCGGTATTTTCGCCATGCTGTTAATTTGGTTTTTTCCACCTCAGTCGCCATACCCAAATCAATCGCATCCTGATAGATATCAATTTTCTCCCTGGCTATCCACAGTAATTCTCGTTTATGAGATTCAGTCTGTTGTATTTCGTGTGCCTGCCGTTCTGCAACATCCGTCACCCACTGTTTACCATCCCATTTATCGAACGGTGTCTGGGGTGCTAAAAGTGTGAGTCCTGCGGCAATGTCCCCGACTTCAGTGATTTCTACCGATTGATGCGTCTGGGTGTGGTACGCAATTTGACTGCGGTAATCCGGCACATGCTCCCATGCTGTACCCTCGATCGTCCTACAAATTACCCGATCCTTTAATTTAGGGAGTTTTGGCTCATCCAAATAGGCTCCCGCTGACAGACTCACACCCATAAATGTGCGCTCCAATTTTGTTCCTGTATATTCACGGGCTAATGCACTAGCACAGTAAACCTGCACGTAGCCATAGGAGAGCGCAAATCCGTTCTCGTCAAATTGCACCGGTGCTTCTGTTGGTTGATTCATTATCGCCCCCTCACCAAAAATATCACGGCCACGTTTTTCATCCGGTTTTCAGTCGCTGTCGGAACAACGTGAGATGCCCGAAATTCCCGGTCTTCGTAATTATAGGCATTGGGGTGTTCGGAATGACCATAAACCGCAATTTCCCCACCCACGCTGATTGTTGAAAATGCCCCTGTGGTATTATCAGGAAATCCATCTATTTTGCGGCTCCCTGTCCGTATTTTCCCCGTAATCTCCCTGATAGCATCCCCCTGAAATGAGCCTAATTCTCTGCCGGGTTCGGTATCAATTTTGCGCGTGTTATCCCAACCACGGGGAACATAACCACGCCAGTCGGGTAACAAGCCTGATGGATAATGCGCCATTAATTCAGGATACTGGTTCGGAATAATTCGTTGCCCAAATAGCGGCAAAAAATTGTCTGGATAGGAAACCGGGCTAACCCACATCAGAATGCCGCCAATGGGAACTGCCAACAACTCAGCATCTTCTTTTGTAATGCGCTGGCTGATTAGCCCTGTGGTTATATACTGGCTCATAACATGGTTCTGGGAATCCCCAGAGTGCTGAGCAATGGCAGATTTAGGTATCGCATTTTTCGCCAGATCTACTGTTCCTGTTAAACCGAGGTTTTCTACAAACTCCGGTTTGTTCGGAATGTCTGCGCCGTTCTGGTTTTTCTCCAGACGAGAATTAGCATTGTTATTCGCATTGGCCGCATTTTGGTTTGCGGTGTTCGCGTTGGTGATAGCGTTTCCGGCATTCTGATTTGCGATATTCGCGGTAGCATTCGCATTCCCGGCTTCGGTTCTTGCTTGGTTAGCCATATCCGCCGCTTGTTTTACTGCTTTGGGCGTTGCCGCTACATTTTCAGCTTCGCTATTGGTGGCATTGCTCAGTTTGGCGATACCTGCCACAGTCTGAGATGCCACGGGGATATTAGAGCCTACCGTTGCCCGCAATGCGTTTAGCAACCCTGCTCGCAACGCTGCCGTATTACCATCATCCAGCACGTCCTGATTATTGGTCTCAGCAATAAACTGAGCCACCACGCTGGCAATTACCGACGCCTGCCGCCAAACTGTATTCAATTCCTGCGACTTAGCCACGCCAGAACTAAACCCGTTAGTCCGTGCGGCCAGTTTGCCGTACTCCTCGTTTGTTAGTACATTCGCCCCATCTGCGATGCCGAACGGGAGAAATTCATTTTTTGCCATAGTGTCCTCACAGTTTTACAGCCCAGCCGCCCGTACCAAAACCGGCGACAAATTCATTATGGATATCAAAGCCAAACAACCCATTGCGGGCAGAATTGATATAGTTGTTAACCCGAACCGCCTCCGGTTTGACGTTCAGATAGCCTTGCCTGATCACGGCCTTAATCACTTCAGGAACGACACCACCGGTTAGAAATACATCCATCGTCATGTCCTGATTATCGATAAACAATATTTGGGTATTGCTGTCCGGCAAGATCTGCTGATAAATGGCCTCCAGCATTTCGCTGGTGCCGTCCCAGTGGTTAGCCTGAATTTTTACCCTCAGCAACGTGCGATACGTCTCATCGTCCAGTTCCGTAAACCCGGTATCACTGTCAAATTTCCTCTTCCAGCTACCCCGATCGAAACCGATTTCTTCCCTGTCCAGCGAGAAATACACGCCAACAATAGGTATCCGCACGTAGCGCGACAGCCCAATCCATTCCCCGACTGCATCCAATTGCACCCCGACCCCGTGGTCGATGGAAAATTCGGTATTCAGGGTCTGGGCAACAGTGGCGATGTCTGAGATCGTGCGAGTGATGAGGTCAATGTGGTCAACAAATTTCGGGGCGGTACGGTGCTGGGCGGTAATGAGTTTTAGATAGTCTCGCCTCATGTCACCACCACATTAATGTTATCAGTGTTACAAACGGGTGCCTCGTTAAAGGCGATTTTTAAATTGGACTCCGACAGTGCATGTACTGATCGGCCAATTTTCAAGGTGTTAATGTCGTAGGTCTTCCCTTCCTCATCGCCGGGCAGATTGGCAGGGGAATAGAGCCGCGCCAGATAAACGTTATCGCCAATCACAATAGTGTTAATGTATTTCGCGATGGCCGTTTTGATCCTGTCCCCCACCAGCGTGGTGTAGCCCTCAAACGCCGTGATGTTCAATTCGACATAAACTGACACGTCAACGGGACGCGAGAACCGGACTGGCGTTGACAATCCATAATGGTTGTGAACGTTAATCGTTGTGTCGCCAAACGTCCCTGAGCCGGGCGTTTTTTTCAATGCGATGGTTTTAGCGATTTCAGTTGCGTTCCCGCCATCGACGATCATGGCAACCGAGTGTGGCGGAATACCGTTGATGTCAGTTTTATGAGTGTCATTCTCAAACCCCCGCAGACGAACAACGCCCGGTATCAAACTGATGGCACCGTGCATGCCGTCGAGTACCGTTCGTGATGGCAGTGCGACCGATTTATGTTGGCGGATACGTAACGCGCCGTCCGGTTCAATGGGCGCGCCCGCCGTGGCGCCATACGAATTAGTGACACTCTGCCAGCCCCGTGTCGGTGTACCGATGATATAAATGTCGCCCGGTGCGGCGGTGATCGCCCCCAGTTTTTGACAGGTCGCTGTGACGGTTACTGTACCCTGTGTACCTATCGTGACGGTATTGATTCAAATTCGCCCAGATTAACCGTATTATCTAAATGCCTTAAACTAGCAACCCATTTCCGTCTTTGGCGATCAAAGCTAACACCGTTAACCCCACTGGTATTCGTTGAGTGCATAGATTGGTTTTTCTGGTTTTGCAGGTGGGTAACGAGCCTTAGATTTTCAATACGATTATCGTCACGAATATGGTTTATGTGGTCAATGTACAAACTGTTTGGTATTGAGCCATGAGCAAATATCCACACAGCTCTATGAACACGGATAGTCACACCTTTAGTGGTGGTGACTAAATACCCACTTCCATCTTTCCCGCCAGCCCTTTTCCCTGTGTATTGAAGATTCCACATCTTGTAAACGAAATCGTTATGGAACTGCTCTCTATCCCTCGGTTTCCAATGCAGCTCACCAAGTTCAACATTGCATGTGAATACCTCTGATAACTCAGATAATGATAAGTCCATTGCTTTTCCTTATGGCGATGAGCCTAAGTTCACTCGGATATAGCAGCCCACAGAGTTGAAGCAATACTGCTTACCCCATAGACTCATCCCGTAAGGCTCTGTGTTTGAATGCCCCGTGACGGGCAGATTTAGAAATGAATAATTGGATTAAATAAGAATTAGAGTTGAGCCAACCCCAGCCCAAAACCTCCACAAACCTCTGTCAAGCACCCGAATGTGGATGCTTTGCAGAATTTTGTAAAATCAGAATCGGTTAATCCGCTTATGCAGAATCTCAGAATATGCTTTCATTACTGATAGCTGCATAGCTAGCAGAACGCGATCAGTCTCGTCTAACCCGTTATAGATGGCACCACCGATGAAATCAGATAACTTTTCAATCTTCTCATTGAGTTCTGTTAGCTCATCTATGACGCGTTGTTGATGTGGTTGCATGATGTTTTCTCCGATCACTTAAAACAAAAATGCCACCAGCGTTAACTGATGGCATGGGAGATTCCTTTAACCATTCAGGGGAATGGGTAAAAGAATAAAAAAACCACCAGTGTTAGCTGATGGTTATTTGAAATCCTTAATGGCAGAATCATTAAATTCTATTGAGCGCAAGCAGAGGGTCGTGAAGTGGGCAGCCTCATTCCACAAGACGGAATATGCACTACTAGTTACTATATTTAAGCTTAACACTCAAAAAGGTATAATCATCAATAATATCTTTCTCAATCCGGCGTCTTAGGCTTGCGGAAAATGCTGATGGTAATGACATTGTTCTTTCTGAGAATTTAGGCCTTAACTCCCAATGCTTATATGCCCCATCTGACATCAAAGCTAAAATTACATTATCACCATCACTTATGTCTTTGATATCTTTAACTGTCATGTCAAAATTCAGTTCGATATCATTAGATAAGGCTGACGTAAGAATAGTAGACAGTCTTTCTTTGTGATTTCTTAGATTCCTCATACTATGCTCCTTAGAGTCTAAAAGCTCTTGGTACTTAGTATGATCTTTAGTTAATTGAACTAATTTATTTTTATTTTTAAAGTAAAGTCGGCAATCGCCTACATGCCCTATATAGAGCTTTGAGTCAACTATATGGACGATTGTTAGCGTAGTAGCAACACTAAAATCAAACTCATCTATCGCTTGCTTGGCTAGTGAAAATGCTTTCTCAATACTAAAATCTGGCTCTATCAACGCTTTTTGAATTGCTTGTATTGCACATTTTGACGCTAAATCAGCTTGCTCAGTTGAACCTACTCCGTCTGCTACTGCAAATACGATATTTGAATCACTATCGAACGTTGGAGGTAAGAAATAATCTTCATTTACAGCTTTACCATTTGCAGCATCGCTAAAGCAGGACATGTCAACTATTCTATTCACGGTGTTACCTCCATAGCTTTACAAAAATCAATTAATAATTCATTTGCATCAGCATATCTATCTTCAGGCCAATGTTCCCTGCATTTTGATATGACTTTTTTTAACTTATGTGTGAAGTTTTTTGAATATATGTCATTAATGATGCCGCCTATAGCATAAATATCAGACTGCTTGGAAAATAATCCACTTTCTGTTATTTCAGGAGCTCTGTAACCATCAGTTCCCATTCCATTTGGTTGAAATCTTGTTTTTACCTCAGCTCTGACATGATTCAAGTCTTTCACTAGTCCAAAGTCGCTGATTTTGTATCTTCCGTCGCTATATTTCAGAATGTTGGCTGGCTTTAGATCACGATGAACATAATCATTGTCGTGTATAGTTTTGACGCCCTTAATTATCTGCCGCACCGCCATAATTTTTTCTTCTACAGACATCCCGCTTTCTATAGCTTCTAATAAATTAGTTTCAGCCTTTTCCATGATAAAATAAGGTTTATCGCCTGCTATACTAAAAAGCACTATAGGAGCTATAGAATCGTAATCAATGTAATTCAAATCACATTGGGTCTTAATCTCAACAAGAAATCGCTCTCTTAAATCAGCAATTTCCTTTATGACTGTTTTATTATTTTCAGGCGAAGGTGAAAAATATTTTCGCGCGTACTTTCGCGAATGAGTCTTACTTAGATTGTACACGTTGACTTCATATACTTCCCCGAAGCCACCACGGCCGAGACTCTCTAGATCCTCAACAAAATAATTACCACATCGATCCACGCTAAGTCCCCTGATAAGAAATCACAGAATTATGAGAATAATATCTACAAATTATGACGTTATCATATCAGTCTTAGTGAGCGTAAAGAATAATTAATGATTTTAATAAAATGACTAATTTTGATTATCTTTATCTATTTTTAATGACGACTTCTATACAGCACATTACCTTTACCTCAAACACTCAGTCTTCACGTATTCCTGCAAATACCTTAATTTTGCCCAGTCGTTGATGATGCCCTCTCGGATATCGAGAACAGTTGATCCAGTTTCTCCAGTGAGTTCGATGGTGGTTGCATCGACCATGCCGCCGGGGGAAGTGGCTTCATGCACGGGACAGATGGCTTTGATGAGCAGCTTGCGACGGCCAGCGGCAACATCAGCCCGAAGAGTGTCAATTTCAGATTTGGCATTGTCGAGTTCCCGAATGTGTTTGGTCTCCATCTCATGCAGCATATCAATGTGCGTGTTCTGGTCGTTGAGGGTGTCGGTCAGTTGCTGGATTTCGGTTGCTTGGTCGCCGTTGATACTGAGCTGCTTCTTATACTCAGTACGGTAATAACCACCAATATACAGCGCGATCCCTAGAGCTATTCCCATACCGCAGATAACGTAGAATCTCATGACAAAAACATCTGTTGCTCAGATGCCCTACGCCGAGTCAGACCGTTCATTACCTTACCCGCTGCTTTATTCCATCGGGGAAACTCTGCCGCTGCGCCTGAGTAATCACCCGTTTTGAGCTTCTTGAACAAAGTAGAACGAACAAAATTACCCGCACCGCAATTGAAGATAAACGAACACAGAGCATCAAACTGGCCTTGAGTCAGTGGCACCTTAACCGCTGTTTCCAGAGTGATGTAGATAGGTTGCAAATCATCATGCAAGAAGGCTTCGGCCTGCTGCTTTGTAATGATTTGACCGGGCTTCACATCTTTCGTATGGCCATAACCAATCGTCCACGGAATGCCACCCGTAGCAGGGTCAGGGTAGGCTTTCAGTTTCAGGCCTTCCCATTGCTGAATGAATTCCAGTCCTTTATTGCTGATTTTCATCAAATTGTTCCCCGTCGTTGTTCATGCTCTGTCAGTAACCTGAGAAATTGATAACGCTCGTAAAAATTGAAATGGTCGCTAATCCATTTGTATTTAGGCTGGCGAGCCAGTTTCAGAAAGAACTGGTCATCCCGCCAATGCCCTCTCAGTTTACGTAAAGCCCACCAACGACGAATCCGAAGCAACGTATCCACACCACATGCAGATTTACTGATCTGATGTGTCATTGCTGACCCCCGCTCTTTTCTCTGCCGCCTTACGCAGCAATTGACCAATGAAGTCTGTACCCAAGTAGCCAATCACCACACTGCCGATGTAGGCCAAGTCAGGATTCAGACCCATGAAATTTAATACGTCACGAATGAACCACGCGAACATGGCACACATAAAGGCGTCAATGGACACTTTTACCCAGCCGCCACCGTTATAGCGACCGCGAAAAAATGCCATCGTTCCGGCAAGAGTTGCCCAAATGCCTTGCTCTCTTACCGATATGAGCCAGTCACCAAGATGTACCCAGAAATCAGGATTTTCTTTCATCTTCATATTCCACCCCATTTGAACAATGGGCGTCCGTGGGGTGAGCTATGGTCGCCCCTGTGATTGGGTTAAAAGTAAT